TGCGCCCTTTTCTCCAAGTGTAAAACTATTACACGCCAGCAGTGTTGAGCACGAAACCTTGTGCAGCCATGGTGTTTGCAAGACTAGCACTGCTAGTATTCCAAGTTGTAACATATGGTTGAACAGTGTTCTTGAGGTAGTAGTAGTTAGTTGCATCGGAACCTTGGGCGCTGCCGCTTAGTACTTGAGCGCTTTGAGTGTCATAGGCAGTTAGGCCATCCAAACCTTGGTAAAGGCTGTTGCTAGCCAAGATGTTATAACCTTGTGCATTTGTGTTATCAGCAGCAGTAGAAGTGCTGAAGTTGCTGTTTGTGCCAGCTGTCCACAAAAGAGTCTTTTCTGTAGCAACGTGAATGCTATAGAAGGTTTTACCAGTTGTGTACGCACTACCAAATACTTGTGTTGGTGTAGCAATATTATTGTAAAGACCATAATATGCCCACAAAGTTGTAGTATTAGCATTGATGTTAGAAGTTGTACCTGGTATATAACCAGCAGTTGTTCCTGCTGCGCCACCCATGCTGTTAACACTAATAGCTACGGGGTTAGCACGACCTGAAAAAGTTTTAATCAAGTTATCAAGATTCAGTTGCTTGTAAAACGCATCCAAATATGCATTTAGTGTTGCATAGCTTGTAGCTGTGCCACTGCTGTCTGTAACAGATACAGTTGTCCACACGCCAGTGCTGGCATAAGTTTGGTAGCTAGGCAGATCAACTACTGGTGTCACTACATTGGTTTGTCCCACGGGCACGATTGTGAACAGGGTGAAGAAATCCATGTTGCCAGTTAGGAACTCACCTGCAAATGTAGATCCATTTACGCGATCAGTCATTGTTTATTCTCCTTGTAAGTGCAAGTATATTTTGCACGAGTATTTATTAGGTTAGCCCAAATCCTGTAGGTTTCACACATCTTGACGGCGTTTGTGTAGAACATAATTTTCATGATGAAACATCGAGTTGGGTTTATTAATAAAGCTTTTTTCATCAGTATGAATGAAATCACCGTCTATTTTAGTAACAGTAGAAGGTTTATGGTCTCGTCCCCATCGACTCTTGACTTGATCACCCACTTGGAATATATTCTTGCGTTTGGGGGCCGGAGCATCTTCTGGCACATATCCAAACAAGCTGGGTCTGCGGTTGACTTTGCCCATGGGATTTGCAACGCTAGCTATTGCACCTGCGCTTGTACTCCCGCCGCTGGCACTTTCTTCAAGTGGCTTACCAAATGCATTCAAGTTACCAGCTTTGGCTGTTTTGATTTGTTGTCGGCTGAGATTTGTCAACTGTTTGGCGTATTTGCCAGTGTGAGAATCTGGTAGTGCTTGTATTACTTTTATTTTGTTCTCTATTTCTTGCCACTGTTTGATGTATTTTGCTTGCTGCTCGGGAGTATTTTTATTGCCTGTTGACAACGCTTTGGCAGCAGCCATACCAACTTTATGACTTACTTCGTCAAGATCAGTTTCCCGTAATCCGCGGACATTTGATTGTCTAACCCAATCATCGGGAGTCATGCTATGTTGTTTTTTAAACTCCATGTGAAGTTCATGAGGAGATATTCCCAGTTTGCGAGAGATACCTTTCATTATAGTATCAATATGATCGTAGCTGTGGTCTTGTGTTTTGGTTAAAGCTGTTTCAAGATCTTTTACGCCTTGACTGGCTACAAGATTTTCTTGCACAACTGGCAAACGTGTTAGCAACTGCATGCGATTGGCAGCACTGCCAGCAGGGCGATCTCCCGAGCCAGGTTCAGGCCATTTTTGTTCTTGAATATAGCGTCGCAAACAGTTGCGAATGTCACGCAACCCCTGTGTGCGGTGAATATTTTCCCACAGTTTCTGACAAACAGACCAACGACTATCAGCATCCAAATGCTGCCAATTTGCAACATCTCGACGTAGCTTTTTGTCAGACGTTTGTGAAATTTTGTAGCTGCTTTCCAACTGCAACAGTCTTTGATTTTGCAAAGCATGGGCATAGTTGGTTTCACTACATGTTGCAAGAAAATCTCGTGTCACACGTATTTGTTGATCAATTTCTGCTCGAGTAAAGTAACTGGCTTCATCTCGCGAATGTTCACGTAAAACTTGTGTGTGCATGACATGCAAAAACTCATACAATCCAGTGCTGTTGGGTATTTGCATGGTATTTTCAGCATATTCTTGTATTACATGATGACTTTCTGGCTCTTGTCGTAAAACGTGCAGAGCCATTAGGCCTTGAAACACTGCATAACTGCATTCTTTTACATCAACAGGATTTTGGCTTGCCAAACTCACTGTAGCTGTCTGTGTTACGTAACGATTCAAATCTTGAAATAGTTTCATTTTGAACTCTTGTTTAAAGTTTCTTGGGCTGATCGAACAGCTTGAGCAGCATTGCGATAAATGCCTGCTTGTGTGGTATGGTGAACGCGATCAGCAGGTTTTAACTTCTTGACTTTGCTAAACTTTTCATGGTAATCTGCAAGCTTTTCATACTGTGTAGCTTTGTCACCTTGCTGCTCAGCTTGTTTTGCAGCTAGCAGGTCATCACTCCGTAATTTGATTTCGCCCACAGTAGATTCCTGCATAGTCTGGGCCGCCCATTTATCATTAAACCATTGATCGTAGTAATCGCCTTTTTCAGGATAATCCCACCCATAATCGGGGTAATAAAAAGCCCAACCTGCAGGGGCAAGTTTACTAGGGGCTAACTTATAGACGGGAACCGTCTTACCTGCAATATTCACAAATAATGCTGGATCACCTTTGATCTTCCCATCCTGAACCCAGTTAAGATAAGCAGGGTTTTTCGTATCCGTAGTAGGAGAAGTAGCAGAAATGGCTTGTGGGGTAGGTGAAGTAGACTGCTCTGGTGCGGAAGATGATTGAGTTGTTGCTGCTGTAGGAGCAGGCTCAGGACTTGTTTCTGGTTGTGCAGGGCTTTGCTGTTGTGATTTAGCTCCAGGTTGGCCTAACCCTTTTTTGCTTACAGCTTTCATTATGCCTTGTCGTATAACAGATTTGGCGATTTGTTGACTCTCAGCTTTGTTAGTGCTTATGACAGTGTCATCTGAAACATTGTCTAATGCATATTCTTTGCCAACTTTATCAAATATTTGTTTTATTTCATCATCATCAAGATTAATATTGTTGGTTTTCAAATAGTTGCGCATGTTTCCCAATGTAAGTTTGGGATAATCAATGCCTTGTCTGCCCATAAGGACACCCAACCATTTGGCATGCTCATTGGTAAAATAATCAAGTTCGTCGCTACCTGCTCGCTGTCCTCGGCCTGCCCACCATGTCTTGGCTTTTCCAACAATATCACCCAACGCTTCATTTGTCACTTCATTTTGCTTTTCCTCAACAAAATTTATGTGATTACGTATGTCTTCAAAAACAGCAAGTGATTGTGTCATGGCTCTATTTTTCTTGATTTTTAAATTCGCTTATTTTGCGAGTGAACTTTTTGTCGTCATTAGTCAACAAGGCACGCTGAAGCCTACGGATTAAATCATCAGCTTCAGCTTGCGGATAAGTTATACGGATTTGTTCACAAAGATTGGCCATGTTGGCAACCAAGTGGATAGCACGGTTTTCAATAACACTGTGCCGATTGCGGCTGCCTATGTGCCGGTCAAGTTCTTCAAGTAGACTAGATTTAGACTTCAAAATAGTTTCCCAAAAAGCAAAAACATTTGCTTTATTTATGGGAAACCAAGGGAAAAATTTAACGTCGTATCAAACTAGTTAGTTTGCTGAGATCTTGCATCTTGCTGGCTGCAACAGGAGGCTGAGTGTCAGACTTGGGAGGTGGTTGTGTGTTTTTCCTGCGTAGATCAGCTAAAACATCTGTGACTACAGCAGCTTGTGCTTGTTGTACTTGTCCTTGATCTTCTAGATCAAATATCTTCAATGTTGCTGGATCAAAGCCCAAAAACAACTTGCTACCTACACCACTGCTGCTACGTGTTTTAATAAACTGTATTTGATATTGCCCACGTTCTTTCATAGCTTGTGTGGCATAAATGGTTATCACATTGTCTGCTGTGTGAATCTTGCTGATACCACCTGCAATCATGCTTTGATCATGTTCTTGCTCGTTGATTGATCCTCGATTAAGCTGACTGGCTGTTTGACAAATTATTTTACGTTCCACTGCCAAACCACGCAGTTCTTCAGTTACAAACTTGTCCTTGATAAACAAATCGCTGGGATTGATCTTTTTGTTGTTGGGATACAACAAGTCCAAATAGTCCACAATTAAAGCATCAGCCCGCTGTCCAGTTTCAATCTCATAGGCTTTGAGATAGGCTTTGATGTCATTTGTTGTGCTGCCTTGTGGCATTTGCTTGATGTGAAAACTACCTGAAGTGCGACTGCTTTGACGAACTTTGATTTCCACATCGTCCAGTCTGCGGAAAATATCAGTTGTTGAAACTCCCGTGAGCATGCTATCAACTCGCATGCTGGTTAGTTCTTCACTTAGTTCGAGACTGATATAGATAACGTTTAGCTTCTGCTTGATAAAGTTCAAGCTGAGATTTTGCAAAAACAAACTTTTGCCAACACCACTAGGTGCAGCCCAAATAGTGATCTCACCACGATTGACACCGCCATATAGCTTTTGATCCACAGTTTTCCAACCTGTGCTTACTTGTCCGTTGTTGCTTTTGATACGATTCAAACGATCGCGTGGATCAGCAAAGTAATCTGTGCCAACATCACTTACCAAGCTAATGAGAATAGCATCACGAACTCGCTTTTCCACCTCACCATAGTTGCCTTTCTCAATTAGATCTACTGCTGATAGCACAGCTTCAGCCAATGCACGATTTTTACAAAACTCTTCAATCTCTTGTAAAAATGCTTCAACATGATGGCTGTTGATATCAGGAATTAACTCAAAATCGCCTTGAGTTTCCACGTTAAGTTGCTGTATTTTTGGCAACGCTTTGTGATCATTGGCATAGTCCAAAATATACTTGACTGCACGACGAAACTTTTGATTCCAATACTGTGGTTTAAGTATGTTTTGGCAACGAACAAATACTTCTTCGCTACTCAGCAAAATATCAATCAGCAGCTTTTGTTTGGCCTCGGTATATTCGTGTC